GGAATAATAAGGCTTGTGCCATTGTAGGTCAAGGTCGCAGCAGCTTCAAACATTAAGATAAACCTTGAGCCTGCTGGACAAGTGCCAAATGAGTTGATTGTTCCTGTGCCTGATATGTGCAAGTAGTTTCCGGTTGCAGTATTAAGGTCTACTGTTGCTCCTGCTGCTAAGGTTGATCCTTGATTCTCAAAGATTGCATTCTCAAGTGTAGACTTATCCTTCTGCGTGACAAAGCTTGTAGTGGCATCATCAAGCCAAGACCTTAAATCGGCAGGAGAAATTAGTTGGCTATTGTTGTCGGGGAAGAGCGTTGCACTCTCGGTGATTAGATTGGCTCTGTTGTAATTAGTAGGCATTAATCTCCAATTTGATAACCATCATCAAAGCCTGTATCAAATGCTGCACCTGTTGATGCAAGTTGATTAGCCTGAAGAAGTGTGAACTTAGTAGTACCTCCGGAAGCATCCTCAGGTTGATTAGTGGCCTCGGTGATGAAACCTTGGATGTCCAAACTGCCTGAAGTGAGCCTGACTTTCCGGTATTGCTCATCTTGGCTCAAAGTTAAGAAATCGCATAGACTTTGAGGATAACTAAATTCAACTCCAATAGGCTTAAATAAATATACTGCCTCTGATGGCCTGATAAATGTAGGGTCAATATCTGCATTCTCAAAAAGTGTGCATCCATCGCAATACTGCTGGCATGGCTCAGAAGTATCGGAGATAAAGCTGCTGTAAGTTGTTTGATATTCGCCAACTTGAAACTGAAGCTTCGGATTCGTTAAGCCATAAGTGTGCATGCCAAGCACCTTCCACCATCTAAGTGCTATTCGGGCCGGAGTGTGAAAAATATTATAGATATTGTTTAATGGACTACTTGAGAAGTTTATCAAGTTGCTTGGCAGGCTTACAGTGCTAGGAAGAAATGTAACTGCTCCTGATTCTTGTGGCAAGTTAAAAGTAGTGTCTTCCACAGCTTCTAATTCAATGGTTTGTCTATTAAGCCAAATTATAAAGGTCTCATAGTCATTAGGCCTATCTGATGTCGCACTTCCGAAACTTATGTCTGATAACCTTCTACTAAACTCAATCGCATAACCTTCACCTATTATCTCTGTCCTGATGTCCAGCTTGCCTGATGAGTTTTCAGCCATTGCTCCATTATTTACAAAGTAATTGCGATCAGTGTGAATTGCATAAGTTCCTGATAGCTGAATGTTCTTCCACTTCTCAGTAAAGCCAAGCTTGATAGAGTTGGCAATCATATCAACCTTAGCCATTGAGGTCACCTCTCCAACATTTGTAAAGGTTTGGCTGATGCTATTTTGGTAAAAGTATTCCCTTGGCTCAACTCTTATCTTCCATTCTGTGCCTGTCCATTCAAATGCCCATCCGAGGCAGAAGATCCTATCAAGAGCATCAAAGGTCTTTTTCCAAGATGTCTTTAATGCCCCAAGGTCATCTTGTAAATCTGCTTGCCTAATTCTTAGCCCATTAGTTAGCGCATTGTTCCAGTAGCATCCTTCATCAGCCTCACTAAAGACATCTGATAGCAACTTATTATTGCTACCTGTCATCATGTAGATGGCTCTCTTAAGCCATTGCTCAATGGTTAAGCAGTTGGCAGTTGAGGCATATTCTCCCGAATTAATTTCGTTTAAGTTTATAGTGTAGCCTTTTTCAATGTCCACAGTGACAGCAGCAGTAACTGTGCTGAATGTGTTTTGGATAAAGAAAAGAGAGATGGTGTAGCCAACAGGAATAGCAATTGAGCCTGTATAGGTATTGCTTACATTAACTACCTGAAGAGGTGTTAAGGTAGTTATGTATAGGTTGTCAAAGCTGCTAACAGTGTTTCCATTTAAAATAACAAAGGCCAAAGCCATATCAATATTACCGCCACTATCATTACTTGTAAGAGTGAAGTCAATGGTTACCTCATAGTTCAAGGTTCTTGTTATTGTGCTATTGTTCTTAAAAATAGGAGTGGTTTCCCATGTTGCTGCTGTGACGAATATAACATTCGTATCGAATGCACTTCCATAGTTATTAGTAAAGTCCTTCTGCTGCCAATAAGTAGGCACAACTGCAAATCTTTGAGCAATTGGCCCAAGTGGGCCATTGTAAGTGTATGTTGAACTATCTGCTAAGTTCTTCCCATTGGCTTGCAAGTATAAGTCCTGTCTGTGCAGCCTAATTTCTTTTTCGGTTAGAGCAGCAATTGCATCTCCATTTAGGTCTTTAATTGATGTTAGGTCAATGTCTACATCCTGCCGAGCCTTGAACTGCTCTCTGAATGTGTCATCAATAATGCCAACAGTTATCTCCCAGCTGTCTGTGTCGCATACATTATGCTCCTCGTAGATAGCAAGGTTGAGCATGCCATTGAACTCATAAGGCTCTCCACCATAACCTACATCTGAAGTGATTTGGATGGTTATCTCGGCATTGATGAAATATTGGTCATAAAGATCCTTAATTAAAGTAGCTCCTCTCTCATAGAATCGCATCTCGGTGGAGAATGGTTGGTCTATGCCATGTGATTCCATCCTGATGGCTGTGAACTCTATGGCATCCCATCCAATAGGTTCTTCTACCTCAGTTCCATTAAGAAAAAAACTCCATCCTGCCATGGTTCAAATTTAGGCAAAAAAAAGGGATAGCAATGCCATCCCCTTTTCCTCTATCTAAACCAAACATTAATTCTCAGTTCTAAACCTATTGTTAAGAATCTTAGTTGTCCTTCTTGGTGTTCTAATGAACTTCTCAAAGCCTCTCTCATCCATGTTGAGTTGCGTGATAGGCAAGCCTTTTAGGATGCTTCCAAGTTCATCCAGTTTACCAATCATTGGGCTACTACTGCTTGACTGTCTACTGGATTGCATACTGCCCCAATAAAGCTCCTGCCTACTTAGTGCATGATTAGGAATAACCTGAGAGCCTTTAGGTAAGTCCACCAAAGTAGCTGTTGGTGGAGTGAAGTAAACCTTGCCTGATTCAGTTACAACCTTCTCAACTCCTCTCTCACCTACCATTGCCTTACCTCCTTTGAATGGCTTGCCTTTAGTTCCTTCTGCAAATTCAGGCACAGGTTGAGCTGCAATAAGTCCAAGTTGAGCTGCTGCAATAAAGCCAGCAAGTACTGCTGCTGGTGGATTAGAAACAGCATATTTCATAACCTCCTGAGCCAACTGAAACATTACTCTTGCAGATGCTGCTGCTTGATCTGCTCTGAATTGCTTTAATTTTAACTCCTTTTCTTTTTCATTCTTCTGTTGAGTTAGCTCATCAATCTTTTGCTGATTGCCATCTGCAAGCCTTACCTCTTCATTGTATTTTTTATTAAGCAATGTGATTTCCTTATTTGTGTATTGTTGGTATAAATCAAATGCCCCAAACACTAATGTTTGAGTAAGTTCATTTGCTTTTTGCTCAACAACTTTCTTATCTTCTTCAGCTTTCTTTTTTGCTGCTACTTCTTCTGCCAAGCCTGCCTCATATTCTTTCTGCCACTTCTTCATGGCAGCAAGTCTATTCTCATAGGCTTTTTTATCCTCATCGGCTACTGCAATCTTTACTTCTTTTGTAACAAGTAATTCTTTTCGGGCAGCATCCTCATAATCTTTGGCAGCCTTATCTCTTTGAAGTTTGGATACATTAACCTCATTCTGACCTATGCCTATGTTCTTAGCACTATATTCTTTTTTAAGATTATAAACTGCCTCTTGATACACCTTTTCAGCCCCTACTTCACCTAATTTCTCACCTCTTATCTGAGCCATCAAGACCTGCTGTTGCTTTTCAAGTTCAAGAATCTTTAGCCTGCTTTCATAAGCCTTCTTGTCTGCCTTAGCCTGCTCTTCAGCATCTTTCTTTTGCTGTGCATTGTATTCAGCAGTAACCTTTACAGTCTTAGCAATATTATCATTCCTTAGCTTTATCTGCTCATTAATGGCAGCATTCTCTCCTTTGTAGACTGCTATCTGCTCAAGTAGAGCCTGAAGCTTCTGCCTCTCATCGTACTTAGGGTCAAAGCCTGCAATGGATGGCGAACTTCCAATCTTCTTATTCACCTCAGCAGCCTCCTTTTCATATTCCTTTAATGATGCTGTGTTTTGCTTGGCCCTATCCTCAAGCATTTGGTCAGTCATTGTCTTAGTTTTAGACTGAAATGACTTTAATGAATTTAGTTCTGCCTGCTCAATATCTTGCGCTCCTGTTGTGCCTAACTTAAATAGCTTATTAATGCTATCCATAAAGTCAGCTGTAACATTTAATGCTGCTGTTAATGTTGGTTTTAGTAAAGTTCCAATTGAATTTAAAAAGCCATCCCAAGCATCTCCAAGATTATTAACCTTACCGCCCAATGTGCCTGATACAGCAGCAGCAGCACCAGCAACACCTTCATAATCCCCAAGTGAAGTAATATATTGCCTAATTGCCTCATTATTAAACTTAACCTGTGTCTCTACTCCTTTAAAGGTAAACTTTACCTGATCTCCTGCCTTGCTGGCCGTAATGCCAAACTCCTTAAGCCTCTCAAACTCTCCTGTCTGAGCATCAATGACTGCTTCGGTTAATTGGTCAAAGCCCTTTCCGGTTGATGAAGCTAAGTCACCAAGCTGTCTGAGTTGGTTTGTGGTTGGAATGAATCCTTGGTTAGCTAACTTCACAAAAGATGCAGTTAGTTCTTCAACAGCAAAAGGTGTGGTTTTTGCAAACTCTTTGATGCCTTCAAGAGCAAGTGATGCCTGCGCCCCACTGCCCAAAGTATTCTTAAGGACTGCACCAAGCTTCTCAAAGTTGGCAGTGGTATCAAAGACCGCCTT